GCAAGACCAGATATTCCATTGAACTTTGATTGGGATATATTTGTTGGATTTTCAAAATTATAGTAAGGTTCTGTATATCCAAAGTACAAATCCCATTCTATTGGTTCTTTTGCAGAATCGCCACAAACAATCGTTGACATATCGTTTGCTACTATTCCATCTTTTCTGTTTGAAGACGCTATGATATCGAATGCTCTTATTTCTCCCGAAGAAAACGCATGAACACCATTTCCATAGTTATAACAAGCCCTTCCAGAGTTTATTGTAAGAAGACTTCCATTAGAGCAGAAATAACCATCAGAACCATTAAAGCAAGAGAACGAAGAGTCTCCGTTAATAAAACTCTTTGAAACAGCAACTATTCCATATTTAGAAGAGCAAGTGGAAATAGAAGCATAGGCATTGATGTATGAATTCTCTGAAGAATAGTAGTTTGCAAACTGATTTCCAGCCGCAACTGTTCTCGGAGCATTTATATTTGAATGGTTTCTTGACTCGAATCCAGTATAGTTGCAGCAAGAGAATGCTCCAACCTCTCTAAACACTTCTGGATCGGAAAACTTGTCAGCCAAAACATTTATGCTAGACTTGTTATTTGCAAAGAATCCGGCTCCTTTGAGGAAGCCTATTGCACCAACTTGATGTAGATTTACAGATGAACTGTTCTCAACACGAACTCCATGTCCACGACTTCCGGACTTGGACACTAATAGAATGTTCTTCAGTTCTGGTGGTTTATTTGCATTTGCTATAACAAATCCATCAGATGTGCACTCAATTATAGTCTTAAATCCCTTTGCTCTGAAATCATTAGTATCTCTGTAATTTCTTATAGATGTGTTTAGACCTGTTGTCTGTGCAAGCCGTGAGTACTGCTCCCAAGAATCTCCAAGAGGCTCTTCATTGTTTGTCGAGTCAAGATACATTCCTGTCAAACCAACTCTATTTGGAATTATAGTGTTTATTCCTAAATTATTGAGAACAGGAATATACAGGGTATTGTCGTGATTGCTTATATCTGTGAAAAATGTTGTTGGTTCTTTATCAAGATCATATGTTGCACCATATCCAAATTCTACTGCAACTCTATAGCCAGGAAGAGAAGCAGAATCCCCTGACACTCCTGATGTTAATCCAGAGAAGAAAAGAGGATCTTGAAGAACAGTCGAAGAACCGTATCCTTGTTCATATCTTCCTACAATTCCTTGTGGAGTCAAGTATGCTCTTCTTGCAAATGTGGCAACATATTCAACCAATCCCATTGTATATGTGGGATTTGGATTTTTGATTTGAACAGTAACATAATCAACTTTATTACTAGGATTTGCGTTAACATTCAAGTCAGAAACAGTTCTTGAATCCAAATCAATTTTGTCTACTATCTTATGGACTCCAATAATAAGAGATGCTCTTAATTTTTCGGCTGTTACTGGATATGGTGTTGCGAATTGTCTTCCATTAGTAGTATCTCTGAACTGAAAGAAAGACGGATTAAGATACTTTTGATATCTGTTATCATAAACAGCAAGATACTCTCCTATTTTGAGACTATTTCCATTACTTACTATCAACTGTGCATAGAATCCATTTTCAGCAGCAAGAGTTGTTCCTGTGTAGTATTCTCCCTCTATCTTTATTTTTCCGTGATCGACGGCATCATAGTAAGAGACACCCAATACAGAGTGATCCGTTGGTGCTTCACCCTCAATAACTAGTCTGTCTGAAACAGGGTGGTCAACAACAACAGGATTCAAGAAACGATGATATCCTGGTTGCACTCTTGCGTCTATTTTAGAACCTGTTATACCAGATAATTTGATTGTTATTTTTACTTCATCATCTATAAATTGGTCATTTAGAGAGTTAAGAGTTTCTTGTATGAGGATATTTGAAGCGGTTTCTCCAACTTCAATTGTCTCATATGGAGAAGAAATAGGCGTGCCGACAGACAGTTTCTTATAAAAACTGCTGTCTAGATTTGATACATCGAAGTTGAAACCAGAAGAATTTGCCATATTTTCTCCATCCAATCAGTACACAAACTTTATGTTATTTATTGTCAAAATATTTGGTTTGAATTGTGAACCTGTTGCCGTTGAAAGATAGTAAGAGAACTTGAAAGCAGGAGTTGATGTTCCGTTTACAGTTGCCTGATATATCTGTGCAGCAATTGTTGCATGGAATGGTATTTTGATTTTATTGGAACCATTTGCATAATGCGGAAGAGTTATCGTGTCTATAGTATCAAGACCCGTTGTTCCACCAAAACCTATCAAATTGATATTGACTGTTCCATCTGTGCTTCCTGGATTTGGCTCAATCTCAATAGAGCCATGAAGATGTACAATTCCTTTTCTTCCCAGAGGAGCACTTGTTCCTGTTAAAGGAGTGACCAGTGCAGAAGGTCTTGGAGAACCATTTTTGTGTATAAGATTTGCAGTGGTATTGGTGTAAATATTTGAACCAGAAGGAGATATGGTCTTAAAAGTTATGCTATCTCCGTCGATTTCATCAACTACAACAATGTCATCGGCACTCACTGTGTCTGTGTCTATTGTCAGATCAACAAGATTTGATAGTTTGTTGCTTACAAATTTCCACTCTGCGCCATCAAATCTAATTAGATCTCCGCTTTCTGGAATATCAGTCTTATCCACATTTGTTAGGCTCTCAACATTCACATCAAGAAGTGCAAATTCTGATTCAGCCTTTGCCCGTATTATCCAGTTTGCAACAGAGTAAGGAGGCATATTATTGTGTGGAGAGTTTCCACCGACTGCATCTGTTTTATAAGAAGGAGCAATAAACCCATCTGCTGGTTTTGTAGCAGAGGTTCCATCATAGTCAAAATTGGGAGATCCAACACGATCATCGCTTCCCCACCAATGGTCTACTCCTCCTGTATCTGTTACCGCTGGCTTATGACTGTGTGCTGGCATTTCTGCGACAGACAGTGTGTGTTTTTCCTCTCCACCGAATTCTCCTATAAATCTTGTTGTCAGATTTTGAGCCGCACCAGCACCAACAAGAGTTCTTCCACGAAAATCAGGTAATTTGAATCTTCCGTCGATTACTTCTCCATATACAGAGCCAATAAGCCTGTAGAGTTCTGGATACGAATCAATGCTTACATAAGATCCATCACACAATAGCCAGTTTTTTGGTATAAGAGTCGTATTTCCTATAAAAGGAGAGACAGTTCCAACAGGTTGGATTGCAGAAATATTGACATATCCACGATAAGATATACCATTGACTATCCCGGGCATTCCTAGAATATGATATCCACCATCAACTACTTGCACTATTGGTATTCTTGTTGTACCCAATGCAACTGGTGGGGTTGATTTTACAGATCCTGCTGTTGTTTCGCTTAAGTAGAAGACAGAACCTAATTCTTGTGTTCCATTTATACCTTTGATTGTTGCATTTGCTATAAATCCTTGAGTGACCACTGTATAGTTTCCGTTGCTAAGAGCAGTAACCACACCAACAACAGAAGATTTAGTTCTGTCTGCTGCGTTAGCAAGTACCAACTTTCCTCCGCTATATGCAACAACAGAACCTATGGTTATGTTGCTATCTGCAAGAGAGGTTTTTATCTCTATCTTATTTGTTGGTTGAAGATATACTTCAAACGGACTGTTTCCAAATATTCTTGTAGTTGACATCTATCTCTCCTATTAGGCCAGTCCTGTGAGTTTATTGTTTATAGTTCCAGAGAAACCAGAAGCGTCAAGCGTATAGACGGTTTCAAAATATCTATGATAGGTAATGGAAGTTGGATCTGTTTCACGGAAAACAGAAATGTGATTCTTTTTCAGAGAATATGGATCGGTTGATCCACAGGCTCCCTCTATTCCCTGTTTGGTTATGTCTATTGCTGTTTTTATTGCTGGCAATTGAGCCATAGTTGTGTTTATATTTGTTCCAGTAAACAGTTTTGGTCCACTTGAACCTGTGCTGATTGGATAATATCCACCATGAGCAAGAACTATATTTTGGAAATAGCGATCACACTCTGTCTTTTCTTCGGCATATGATTTCTTTGAGTAAGGTTTTACTTTCATTCCCTTTGATAGTTGTAGTGCTGTCACTATGAAGGATTCACCCTCATTAAGAGATCCAAACTCTATGAATGGTGCTACAAATGAATCACCCACTCCTGTTGCCCCCGTGTATGAAAGGGATTCGGATGAGAATGCAAACTGATACCTATCATAAGTTGAGCCAACATTCAAAGAGTAGAAATTACCACCACTTGTTCCAACTCCATCCGATATGAACACATTAGAAGACTCTGTTACTGCATATGTCGATCCACTAGGCCAAACGAACGCAACACCTGTTGTGATTCCCATCGTTCCTATTGTATCCGATTTAGCATAGAAAGAGAAATTCATGTCATGGTCTGATAGAGTTCTGTGATCTGGAATGACTGCATAAAGACGGCACTTTCCAGATCCGCTACTCTGCGTGAATTTTAATTCATAATTTGGTCTTTGTGGTAGAGAATCTAATTGACTTCCTGTTAGTTGCTGTCTCTCCACACGCATGACTCTTGTTCTGTTTATTGTATCAAAGAAGTATCCGTCTGCAACATAACCTGATAGCAGATAAAATGGACTATCTGTAGAATAAGATGCACCATGTGGATATTCGACAACGGATGTTCCACCAAATGTCACACCATTGGCAGTAGAACCTTCCGCACCGTTGTAGGTTCCCCCGAATGTATCAAGACGAGTCCAAAGATCTATTCCAGAATTGAGAATCTTATTTCTGTTACCACCAATTTCTCCTAATAGTTCTGGATTGTCTATTTCTCCTGTATCGGTATCATAATATATTGGTTGTGTTTCGGCTGAAGTTATGGAGTAGGTAAGACCCAAACCTTGATAGGGTTGGAACAGTCCTGCTTTCTTTCCTTCTATTGTTCCAAGATATATGAATAGTGGTTTTGCTACATTTGCTCCAGCATTATAGAATTCAACAGGATTAAACAGATTTCCAGAGGCAATAGTCACTCCACCATAGCAGTTGGCATCATTGCCATTCATCGTTCCACCAAGGTAGAAGAGATAGCCTGCTGTCAGCCCAAGAGTGTAGATTTGATCGTATCCTGTTGCGCCAGATCCTTGTACAGGAATATCAAACACTCCTTGTCTAACGATCACAGCATAATTTACAGGACTTACTGTTATTCCAATGCTTCCACAAATTCCTATAGCATCTTCGTCTGCTGTTCCTCGGAGCGTTGCACCACCAACGAATATTGTTCCTGTTGAAGGAGCAAAAGAACCAGCAGTTATACCTGTTGGGAAAGAATTGACAAAGACTCTTATTCCGCTCAATCCACTTAATGGAAGAGAGTCATCGTAGACATAACCTCTGACTGTATATCCATTTCCTACTATAGAAACATTTTCTCCCTTTGAGAAAATTGAAGTTGAATAGGAAGTTCCTCCTGTTACAGGAACTTGCAGAATATAGTCATCACTTGTGATGGATTCGATTATACCAACAACTTCTGCTTCTTTATATCCTGTGCTTGGATCTGCATCCCATCTTGCTCTAATGTATTTTCCATTAGAATCAAGACTTAATACTGTTCCTGGTTTGAAAGTAGAAGTAGCCTCTGCAAATTGTCCGGAGTCAGCGGTTGCTGCTAACTCTACAACATCTCTATTCTGCCATCCGTAATGAAGAACTCCTGTATTGTTTGTTCCAGGAATGCTAAATTTTGATGCTCTTGTTGTGAATGAACCAGATCTCTCTGATGATCCAGAAGAACCATCGTGTATTGATCCTATTTTTACTTCAGAATTTGCAAATAATTCAAGAGAATCAAAATCAGTAATGCCTTCTCTTTTGATCTTCAGGGTTCCTATTGATCCCCCTGTTGCTGATTGATATAACTTCCATCCAAGTGGAGTTGATGCCGAGTCTTGACCTTTAGTTCTGATGGAAAGACTCGGTGCGCTTCCACTAACACCAACAAACACAAAAGAACCATCTGGTGCAATAAATGAACCGTCTACTTGTAGATTTTCTGATAGACGGAAAGCATAATAACCTAGAGAATTTCCTTCGGAATTTTGATATAGGAAGAACTTGTCTCCAGATGCACCCTTAACCACAAATCCAGATCCCGATCCACCAGCAAGAGACACATTATTAAGCAGACCAGACTGAACACCCGGATCATCAGTTGATCCTGCGGATGATAGGAATAATAATCTGTCATCAAAATGAACTTCTGATGAATTGAAAACTACTTCGGAGCCATCGAAGTATATCTTTCCAGAAAAACGGTGATCTCCGCAAATCCCATAAGGAATCGAATCTTTTGCAAATACCTTTAGAGGTCTAAAGTTGCCATCGCCACGAGATCCTGTTGCTGCAACAAGAACATAGTCTTCGTTTTGTACATACGCTGTGTGTCCATCAATCAAGAAAACTGATGCAGCCTCTGCATTATTTGGGTCAAACCGTAGAGCGTATGTGCCACCTTCGGCTTGAGAAACGACAGGTGTGTCTAGAGCAATAATGCTTAAGCCATAACCATAATTCGATCCTGTAGAAGCAAGATTTATCGACAACACCTCTCTCGCCACGGGGTTCGATACAACATCTCTTCGGTGAATAATACCGCCAGTGCCTTGTACATCATATATTCTAATTTGATTGACAACGCTTATCGTATCGTTAACTCTTTGATACAACTGAAGAAAGGTATCATCAAGACCAACTGGTGATATGGTGTGTAGATTTTGGCTTAGACTCATTGAGTGGCTCCGATACCTCTATTGTCTTGTAGAAGATTTAGTTTTTCCTCTATTTCTGCTATTTTTCTCTCTAGTCTATCTATGCGTTCTTCTGTTTTCTTTTTAGAATCTCTGTTTTTGAGGAATTCGAGATACTGTGCTTTATTTTTGTTGATGTAAATATTATCCATTATCTCACCGTTGAAACAACAGTAAAGTTTCTTAACTCTGGATAGAATTCAATCGCTTGAGTTGATGTATCTGTAAGATTCGATAGAAGAACAATTTTAACAGAGAAAGAGACAAAATTCTTGTAATTATCTGTTTCATCTAATTCAAACACCAATTCTTTGAATTTATCTTTGGTTGATGTTGAAGCACCAAAAACTCTACTCATGGCTTTATATGGTTTGTTGTCAAAGTCTTGTTCTCCTTCATAAAGAACTTTTGCATACAGTTTTAGTTCAAAATCTGCTGGTAGTTTTGCTTCAACTGTTGCTCTCAAAACATTTGCAGGAAGATCTAGATCTGTTCTTCTCGTAATGTATTTCATTTTAGAACCAAGAGAACCACCGAAACTGAGAGTTTCTTTATCTTCTCCAACATCGGTTGTGCTTGATATTTGATTCTTTATTGTCAAAAGACCAATTTTTCTAAAATCGACTATTGGCGATACATCTTCTCTTGTTGTTTGTATTCCAACGATGAGTCTAGAGGTATCAGTTCTAAAAGTGTCAGACTCTTCAATATCTGTATTAGAAGAAATCTTTCTTCTACCATTTGCTGTGTTCAATTCATAGACAACACTTCCTGTTGTTGTTTGCCAGTTGTTGTTAGCAAGATAAACAAGATCTAGTTTTGCTTCGGAATCCACACCGCCAATAAGAGGAAGTCTTGGCTTTAGAGTAAAGGAATTTTGAGTAGTTCTGAATGATTTTCTATGCATAGAGAATCGTAGAGTTGTTGAATTGTCTCCCTGTTGACCAAATGCACTTCCACTGAAGAAAGAGCCAACTCCATATGGTGAAGAGGCAAACACTGCTTCTTCTGAGTTTACGACTCCATTGTCTACTCTTGTGACTCCTCTTTGCGAAATGTGAACTTTGTAGTTATTAGAGTTGCTCTTTATCACAAGAGCATAGTCTCCAGCAGCCAAGAAAACAGGCTCTACAGACTCAAATTCATTGTAACCAGAGGAAGAAGGGGATATTTCTACTCTAGAGTTTTTGATGATATTATGAATATCAACCTTGCCATTTATGAGTTTTCTTATTTCTATTGATACGGGTATTGTTGTATCTACTTGAGAGAAATACACTGAAGCATAATCAAGAATCAATCCTTGTGGGTATTCTTGTTTATCAATAAAGAAAGTTTGATATATTCCATTGATATTCGATGAATCGCTATAGAGTGTTTTTTCATTTTGAACAAATATATCACTACGACCTATTGGTAATATCTCTGTTTCGACAGAATCGTCTTGCGTTGCTATTTTGTTCTTCCATTCACTTCCTATATTTTGATATATTGCCGACGCATAGGATGGTTTGGTTGTTGAAGCAGATTCGATAATTTTAACAACCTTGTTACCCGTGATATAACTTGCAGCGGGTATTCTCAAGACAAACTCAACATAACCGTTGGAATTACTCTTTACCTCTGAAAGTGATGCAAGAGACTTTGAGTAGATTCTAGAGGAAGAAACAGGAGTTATTAAGTTATCAAAATAAACCGAGAATACTGTATTAGGCTTCAGAGAGTAACCACGAACAAGGATATAGTTTTCTGGTGAGAAGAAACTCAATGCAGAATCAACATATTTGCTTGATTTTGGATCAGTCAGAGCAAAACCACCACTAGAAATTGTTTTCTTATGATTTGCAAAAAGGGATTCTTTATTGATGCTTCTTGAAAATCTAGATGGTGCTATGTTTGTGATAGAATCTGAGAATCCCTTGGAAGATGCTCTGTCTTTTTCTATTGCTACCTCATCAAAAATACTATCTCCAAACCATAGGCTCTTCCAGAATGCCCATTGCGTTCCGAATCCTTTGTTTCTTCCATTTGGTTGAACACACTCTCCACCTGATTCCCATGCATCATTCTGTCCACGGCTGTTGTTTCTGACAACGGGCTTTGTTGTTTGGTCTATCCAAAGGTGATAAGGTCTGTCTATCGAAAGATATCCATGCCAATCTGTAACACCAAATCCATTGACAGAAACTTCGTTTGTTCCCTGATCGTTGCTAATAAGAGTCACACCTGTTGTGTTCTCTGGTGCAAGACCATAGTATGCTGTATTTCCAGAAAGAGGATATCCAGAATTAGGAACAAAATCAAAGAAGGATGTTGTAAATGGGGATCTCAAAACTCCTTTGCTGAAATCCATAGAGCAGTTGTATTCGTCGTTCGATACATCTCCAACATAGTGTCCACCAAAATCATCAACAACCATTCCTGTGAGATACTCGTTTTGTAGAGACGCACTCTGTGCTCTTGCTTTATTTTCAAGAGTCTTTAGAGAAAGTGACTTTTCAATCTCTGCCAATCGGTTTTGCATATCGTTTAGTTCGGATAGTGTCACAGACTTTATAGGAGTCTTGTTGACAATGAAGTCTTCTGACGAAAGAATTCTTCCTGGCACTCTTATCTCTGCGATAACACATCCGTCTTTAGGATACTCTCTTGCCATAGGAACAGCAGCAGGCTCTCCAGTAAGAACAGACATTGTTCCGTCTTCACGGAGAACAAGTAGATCTATTCTTGGAAGATCAAGCGAATAACTTGTTTCAACAGCAGCGGAGGAATCAGGAGATGGGAACCATCTACCACGAAGAATGGAAGACTTGTTTACTCCATTCTCTATAAGACCTTCTTCTGTGCGTACTAGTCTGTAGTCTATAGCATCGGAAAGAGATATTACTTCTCCACTCACACGATCCAAGAAATTTGGGATTTCGTCGTAAGATAGAGTGAGTTGATTTCCATTGAGATCAAGACCGTGGAAAGCAGATATCTCATCTCCATTCTTATTGAATCCATAAGAGTTCACGGTTATTGGTCCGTAGAATCCTGGTGCAATAGGGATATGCTCAAAATATTGGAATTCTACAATGTATTCTCTTGAAGATGAACTATCTGAACCGATCACCGATGTTCTCTCGTTTGGATCAAGCGTAATAGAACCATGATCGTATCTGTCGTTTCTCTGACCATCATCGAATACAAATTTAGAAGTCAAATCTGTTCCTGATCCATCTTTGATTGATTTTAGTTTGTAGATGTCGGAGAACCCAAGGCTCAATGTGCTGTTTACCGCAAAATTATGAATGTAAGAGCCTCTTGCTTCTTTTAGTATTTTCTTTCTATGTGGGATTGGATCATCTGAAACTCCAGCGGAGGCTCTAGAAGATGCTTTTTCTGGAAAGCGAACCTTGGCTATAAGATAACACTTTCCTGCTGTTGGTACTGTTAATAGTTCTCCGTCCTCGGATGTTGCTTGTTCATCTAATCTATCAAGAACAACAGTAACTTTGCTCTTGCTCTCTATAAGAACATATGGAGCATTTCTTTGTTGTTTTAGTGGAATAACCTTTCCGTTAACTATAACTGTAAACAGATCTGGATCTCCAATGATGGCCTCTTCTCCGACCTGTCCGTCGTTGAACACACCGTTTGGAATATCCATAGAAAATTCTGCAACAGTTCCTGTTGTTGTTGATACGCCAAGTCCTCTAACGCTTTTTGTTGTGATATCGGAAACAAAATCTCTAGTTATCATATAATCAGAATCAAACACATTCTTTATGTTTGAACCCTTTGGAATACGATAGACCAGTCTTCTGTTTGCTCCCTGTAGTGTGTCGCTACAGGTGAGAGGGATCGTGCTTTCAATTGTAAATACCTTTTCTCCGTCAAGAGAAAGAGTACAAGCCTCTGCAAAAAGAGAACTCTCTGGTATTGTTGAAACATAACTCTGCAATTCGTTATAGTGCAATCTATAGGAAGTGGCATCGTTTTTTGAGATATCAAGAAGAGTCAAGCATCCTATTTTTATGCCATCGCAGTTGACTATTTCTAGACGAACTGCTTCATCTGAAAAGAGTTTCTTGATTTTTCCGCTTCCATAGTAATTTGTATTGACGGAAGAGTAATCATAACCAGAGACTCCTCCAAAAAGAGGAGTGTCTGGGTTGCTCTGTACGATGATTGCATCTGACAAGCACTGTTGATTTAGAGGTTGGTTGAATAGTCTTTTTGGATCTGCGCTAGTGCTAATTGATACTGCTTGATTTTCTATGATTTCAATGTCGGTGCAGTTTACAACCGCTCTTCCACTATTAACATACAGTGTTGTTCCTATAATGTCTAGTATGAATGGCTTGAGTATTTGATCTTGACAATCTTTATCTGTTTCAAGAATAGACAGAGGAAAATCATTTGCAACTCCTGCATCTATTCTTGTCTCTCCATCAACAATTGTTGCCAAATCTATGGCATCAAGATCGGTTTCATCTATTGATTGAACTAGGCTTGGGGTGATCTTTAGACGATCTGCTCCAGGAGCAGCAAAATTATAAAAACCTGCGGATGGGTCGTATAATGTAGGGTCTTCTTCTGTTGTGATAAAAGAAGAAACTAGTTTGAGAAGAATCTTTGTATTTTGAATAGACGGAGCATAGTTTGTGTATATACAATCACTGTTTGTTGTAAGAGTTGTTGAAATTGGAAGAACTAAAGGTTCAGAATTTACAATAAAGTATCCTTTTTTGTATAGTATACCTGTTCCCAATCTTGCCAACAAGGCATCGCCGTAGGACAAAATTCCTGTTGTTGTATTTTTATGCTGTGCGTCCAGTACACTGTAGGCATCTGCCCCTATTCCTAGAATATTAAAAGTAAACAGAGTCTGTTCTGCCTCTGCTTCATCAATTATGGTGACAAGAAGTTGTTGATCTGCAACTGGAGAGGAGGATAGAGAAGAGACATCTGTCAATTCGAATCCGTTAGTATAATCAAAGAATATGACCCAATTATTATATGTTGATATTTCTGCATTAGAGAAATTATCTGTTATTTGTTTTACTTCCACTATCTTGAATTTACAAACATTCGATCCAGAAGACAACTGTCCTAATTTTCCTTTTAGGTAGGACACATCTTCTTCTGATCTAAATTTCAAGAATTTAACCTCTCCTATTCGGAAATCACAACCACTAACAACAGGAGAGTTGATGAATTTGTCACCTATAGAAGATATTTGATTCTGTAAAAGAGTCTGAATCTGTGTTAGTTCACGAGATTGAATGGCTCTACCTGGACGAAAAAGAATTTTTGAGTAATTCTTTTTAGAATCAAAGTCGTCAAAGTATGGTGGTTTGTTGACGATCCCTAGTTTATCAGACATCTATTACCTCAAATCTTGATAAGAATTGATATTCTTTCGGTTTGTACTCTATCTCTTTCCTTTGCCTCTGTATTTTCTATGTATACGATTTCTCCAGAAAGAGGCTCAAGGTCTGGTGGATCTATGGATACTATTTGACCTTCTCCTGCATCAGCAATTATATCTGTATCTGGATAGTCTATACGATCAAACTTTATAGAAGTGCCAACGCCACTTTCTACTAGATTTTCTAGTCCAACAACTCCCACCAATTCAACATAGTATTGTGCAATATTATCAGAACTTGGTGTTATAGAGAAAATACGGGCATTGAATCTATCATAAGATATTCCATCAGCATAAACATAGCCATTTACAAAACCAGATACAACTGTGTCAAATGCAGTTCCCGTCACCCCAACAGTTGTTGATAATTTATAAACCTGCTCTGTACTGTTTGCAGAGAGATAAGGAATAGAAGAAACAACAAATCCAACAGAGTCTGCTTTTCTACGGAACTCTGCACCAGGTGAAATATGGCTGTACATCGAAACAGTTTCTCCTGTTACTCCTGATGTACTAGTTAGCAGGCTTCCGTTTAGATTCTTTACTAGCAATATCCAGTCTTTGCCTGTGCTTCTTACACTCTCTATTCTTCCTATAGATTTTGTGGTTTCTGCGAAAAGATAATTACCTGGTACTATTGTTTCGACATTTGCTAGACTTGAGGTTGTTCGAACAACAACTTCGTTAAATTTTGAATTTTCTGTTCCTGCAATTTGACTCGAATTGTAAAGAAGAGGATTCTTTACAAGAGATATTTGTCTAAATGGACCGTCAGCAAGCCGCAGAGTTCCTGCCTTTTCTCCTCCATTAACATCAACACATATCTGAAGATAGGTTGGATTTAATTCAGAAACTGCATCATATCCATGACCCTTTATTGGAGATATGTTTGCATTGGCTATAAAATCTGTCAGTGTGCTTTCTGGTTGTGGAGATCCACAATATGCTATGGTGTAGTCTCTTCCACGATTTGTTACAATAAATTTTTCTATATCAAATTGATTTGGATATTCGGTCAGTTTTAGATATCCCTCTGCACTAGAGCCATCTCCGTATATTTTTATTGTTGGTGCAATCTGATAAAAAGAACCAGCGGGAACACTTCTTGGAAGAGGTTCATTGAAGGAAACTAAACCCCCTCCACTACTGTATGTGTAGCCTGTTATCTGTCTGTGTATACCTGATGCAGGTCCACTTGTAATGACAACGGTAAACTGATTGTATGCGCCATTTATTTGACTTACAAGATTTGCTGGACCTATTGTCATGCTCGTAGCACCACTGGCACCAGACACTATCTTATAGTTGATATTCTTTGCAGAGGATATAGAGAAATCCGCACCAGTTCCTGTTGCAAGTCCTACTCCTGGTTTTACCGAAACACTATCAATAGTTCCGGGAATTGCATTATCTTGTACTTCATATTGTAATATTCTTTCTCCATATTTGTAGTTAGCATTTGCTCTGCTTACGGGGATATAGTTTGTCTCTTCTGTGAAGTCTGTAATGAGTCTTCTCTGATGATCGGGTATAGTGAACATATACTTCCATGTATATCCATCAGGAAGAGAAAAAGGAAGACTAGTATCTTTGATATTGGGTTCAAAAAGAGAAGGAACACCTGTCAATTCGTTGTTTCTTCCGTTCTCTAAACACTTATAGACACTACCATCACTTGTGTATACAAAGAAAATATAGGCTTCATCGAAGATATTGAGATTTGAGACATATTTTCCATATCTTGTTCCCTTTTTCCATTGAATCAAAGGAAGCATTAATGCCACATCATTAACAGAAACACGCTTTGCAAAGAAACCATTTCTCATGTTCTGATTGAATGTAACGGTATCGTCTGTTGGAAATGGTACAGTCTCTCCTCCTTCTGACAGTCTTATTCCGACAGTTGATGTCCACGGAAAACTTCTTCCAAGCATAACAAAATAGGATTTTTCTGGATCTATGAGTTCTTGGTACAGAGAACTTGCTATTCCCTTTCGGATAGCCTCTCTTGTTGATCTTTCGATTGATGTGTCTAAACTGCTCATGTTTTATTCCTATTTTATATTTCAGCGGAAAATGGAGGTGGTGTTGTGGTGGATGAGGGTTTTGAAGGTTTTGTTGGATTTGGAACGATAACTGGTATAAACTCATCAAAACTATCTGAATACATCGGTTTATCTTCGTTTTTTGACCGATTAACCTGTACATACCAATCATCGTATTTTTCTGTTTTTAACTTATTTTCTACTTTTACTTTTATGGTGTCTGTTTCTGATGTTATCTGTACAGACTGCTTTGTATATTCGTAGATAGTTGTGTTGTCTAATGGGATTTTCCTTGTGGAAGGATCTGTAACATCAGATTTTCCTACAAAGTTTTTTGATTTTTTACCGTCGAATCCTGTTATCATTTTAACTTCTCGCTATGGATGGTATTGGTAATAGAAGCATATCTTGTATCTTTACAGATCCCATTGAAGTATTTGGCAGCACTGGACTGTCTTCTCTAAAAGCACCGTTGTTGGGGTGTGGAAATTGAACCCATATGGTTGAGCCTGCGCTTTGATTCTCTATTGCACTGAACAGAGGACCAGAAGCAAGAGGTCTGAATGCTCCGCTATTCCCGCCAACAATAGAACCATTAGGTATTGATGGTGTTGACCTAATTCCTTCGCTGGGATTAACAAAAGGATCGTTTGGATTTGTTTCATCTAGCCAACGGCTAAAGACAAATCCAAATCTTCTAGTAGGATCACCATCGGTTGTTGGCGGTGAATAACCGCTAGGATTTCCATTCGAAAAGTTGTTTGAAGGTATAAATGAAGCATAAGCACCGAGAAATGGATATTCGTAGCGAACAACTCTAGTTTTATACTCTGTTGGTCTTATGGAATACACATTATTATAAAGAGAATTGAGAATAACAAATCCTGAAGGGTGAACAATGTCTTTTATTGCTTTGATGTATGATTCCAGAGGTCTTTTTGACTTTACTCTATATGAAAACTGCTGATACTCAAAACTGTCCTGTAGTTTTGATGAGTTGCTTGATAGATTTTTGTTGTCTTTATATTCTGATATTGATAGAGATAGAACAGATTGTGTAATGCTAAATTGAGATCCTGTTCCCAATGCTGTGTCAACAGACACTATATCAGAACCGCTATAGTTTACAGGATTGCTAAAAAGACGAACTTTTGTTATTGCTCCGTCTTCGTCTGTTAATGAGACAAATCCCTTTATGTGTTCTTGTAGTGTATTTCCAACAGTGAAAAAATCTCCAACAACATAATCTCTACCACCACTGACTATTTGTAGGTCAGAAACACTAAGTACGGGATAAAATGGAAAACTCTTTCCATTTTGAATAATGAAAAGAGGCTGACTATCTGATTGTATAAAATCTCCAACAACATCGGAAAGAGTTAGAGCATAGTATTCTTTTCCATTATGAAAAAATTCATGTATAGTCTGAATTGTTGCTGAACCTATAACATCGACAACTCCCTGATATTGCTGTATCTGCAACCCGTTTACCACGGATGGATCAAATCCATTAAGGAGGTTTGCTGTATCTTTAAGAAGATATACCATTCTATAGTCACGATAGTTTGCCGATGAAAGCACAAATATTTCATCTCTAGGATATTCTATCGTCACTTCGGTGTCTGCAATAAGACGGAACAACAATCTAATAGATTTTTCGCTTCCTTTAATCTTGTATATTTCACGAATATTTTTTATTATGACTCTCTCATCTGGTCTATGATCTGCGTCACCAAAATGGGTCTTGTAGAAATCTTTAGGAAATCCATCAAGAAATGTCTTCTTAAAATGCTCCAAGAATTGACTAGAAGTTGTGTCGATATCAAAATATCTGTTGCCATTTTGTAAAAATTCAACAGGATTGCCTTCTTGGTCTAGCCACTCATAGTATGCCTCTAGAAACTCTATAAACAGAGGATATTCATCAAGTATAAACCCAGGAACGGATTGTTTGAAAGCCTTTGAGAACCCACTTCTTCTTGTGGTATCAATAGGTCTATCTGCTGGAGTATTTGATGAAAGAAATATAGACATCTTATCTTCCTAGAGTTGGTATATTGATAGGAACAGAGTTTGGAAGAGGAGGTAGTGATGGAAGATTTGGCGTAATGTATGGAGAAGGACTTCGTATGGCCTCTCCTCCTTGAACAACCACTGGACCCTCTGGAATTTGATTCTTTGCACTGAGTACAGCATTGAAATCGGATGTTCCAATCCTGATTAGTCTTTCTATCTCTTCCTTTGTGAACGCCTTTGTAGAAATGCTATCGGAAGTTGATGTAATGATCTTGTTTTGCATTGTAAAGATATCATCAGTCAAGGGTTGAACTCTAACTTTGATGTGGTCAAGTGTTCCGTAGTTTTCTGGTTTGAATGCAAAGAGAGTAACATTTCCTGTGAGATAGTCGATTTCCCCTGCTTCTTTTACAATGCTTCTTTTCGCTTCACCTGATCCGCTTACAATTGATATTTTGCCGTTTCCGTCATCCTCTAGAAAACAAGTTTTGGTTGCACCAACACTATTTTTGTAAGAAAAAGTCGAAGATCTAAAAGACCCCTTGTATCCTTTATATGGGTTAAACACTGGATTGTGGAATTGCAATTGGACAAGTGTTGGATATCTTGTACTTGGCTTTATTCTTTGCTCTACAAGAGTTTCAAGTCTTGTTCCGAGGATTGCAGAATCCACTTCATCTAGAATTTTGTTTAATTTTGAACCAAAAAATGGAGTATCAAATTTCTCTAGAACTGTATCGAAGTACTCTAGAGTTTTAGATTTCTGTAGAGCAGAAATCTCATTTCTGGAAAGAGAGGTCTTTGTTGGATCGAATGTTGTATTGATGTTGACCACTGCATAGAGATACTGTGGATCTACTATTTCTGGAACAATACCAACAATTGTCTTTGATTTCAGATCCTCAAGTATTGTTTCTTTTTCTACGGAAGGCAAATACAGTCCTGCATTTGGCTTTATTGAGACAAATACTTTTCCGAATTGTGGAGGATTGTTCTCTTCTCCACCCCATACCTTGATACTTTCTGCACGGGGATATACTGTTTGTATAACGCTTTCAAAGTCTCTTGATGTGACTGTGCGATTTTGAGCAACAAACGCCTTTGGCGCATTTCTTCTAATATCTGTTATATCTTCTGGATCTGCTCCACCAATAGAAGAAGAAACAGTTGATACTGACACTCCTATTTTTGAAAACGAAGCAAAATAATTTCCTGCTGATCCTGAATTTTGTAGATATTCGATATAAACAATGTTACCGTTTGCAAGATTTGCACCAAGAATTCCGTCTCCAAAATATACCTCGTACTGACCATCATATGCTGCTTGAACAAAGAACACCTTTTCATCTGGACCAAGTTGTGAAAAATCTGTAACTCTTGTCCAAGATTCTGTGTCATCGGTTGCTGCCGTTTCGCTCTGTCGAATCTTTACTCTTATTGTCGAAACATCGGCATCCGCTGGTACAAGAAATTTATGTTCTCTTTTTCTTGCATCGTGAACATAGGTCAGAGTTTGAAGAATACCTTCATATACTGAAGCATTGTTGACTCTCCAATCGTTTACTCCATACTCTTCATACTCGTAGTCCTCTAGGAATGTAAAGATTTTGGTTACTGCCTGGTTGTTTTCGTTTACATAAGAACCTGATATATACTCTCCTCTGTTTATAGTTCCAGAAGAGGTTTTTGTGAGATTTATTATAGCCTTCGCTGATGTTTGTGATCGTGGAAGATAGTTGAGGAGTTTCGCATGGGATATGATGGAATCTCTTCTTGATGCGCTATCAAGAAACATCTCATTTCCAACCATGCTTGCATAAAAAGCCATATAGTGGGTATTATATGCAAGTATGTCCATAAGAATATTAAGAGAGGAGCCTTCAAAATCATATCCATTGAACTTTTGTTTTGAGCGAAGATATTCAATAAAATTGCTCTTTATTTGAGCAAAATCCAATTGTGTTATATTGACAAAGTTGTCGTTAGCCATTTTACTTCAGCCTCTCTATTGGTAAGAATATCTCCACAGTTTCGAAATTAGGCATCTTTTTGATTCTATATTTTACAGACACTTCATATTTATTATCTTCTGGTGATGCTTTTACTAATACTTCAATATCTTCTATTCTTGTTTCATAAGTTTCTAGAAGATTTTTGATATCAATACGCATTGACGCTGCACTAACTCGGTCAATAGGCTCAAAGAGCAATCCATAGAGAGGAGAGGCAATTTCTCGGTTGAATGGTTTATCAAATGGGGCAAGTTTGACAAGATTCTTTATTGACTGCTTTACCGCTGTTTCATCTGAAACAGTTGCAATATCTCCTGTTAGAGGGTGCTTTTTAAAAGAAAGGTCTATATCACGATATATAAAGGATGTACTCATTATCCGCCTCTTTTCTTTGTTGTACTAAGCAGATACTGTATGCTGTTTCTTATCTTTACAAATTTATCTTCGAATTTAGTCTCTTCAACTTTATCTGCAAAAGACCAGCCACACCATTCGCATAGAATACATCCAACTTGCCCTCCACGGGTATTTCGAATAGGCAAAAGAGAAATCATAAGAACATGATTTGACTGTAGATATGACTTGAAATATGAATCTTTCATATTGCTGACAACAATAAGGGTAGATTTATCGTTTTCTAATATTTCAAGCATATCCACGAATAGAGAAAGCATCTGATCGGTGTTTCCCTTAAATGTCGGAACCATTCCTGGATGGCAGGATTCGTGGGTCATCGACATCTTTTTCATAGAGTTTCCATTCGCAAAACTGCTACCATTGTGGTACTGAAACAGTTTTGTTCGGCACGAGTCTGCATCATGGCGCAGTTCTGATAGTAATTCTTGGATATTTCTATCCAAATGCATCTCTTTTTGTTGCTTGGATTTTGACCACTCTTGCTGTATCTTTTGTACTATTGGGCGAATCATGCCATACCAGCCTATGACTCCTCCACCTAAAATAGCAGAAATCGTTGAACCCAATTCAAACCAAGATTTCATATCGCTCATCTGGAAACCCCATATTTTCCTCCGATATCACCATTGATACTGCCTCCACGGGAATGGAGATCTTTCACTGGGTTTCCATTAATGGTGAATCTTGATCCTAGATCTGCACCTAAAACCACGGTGCTCCCGTCAGCCTTTCTAACGGTAGTGGCAGAAGACAGAACAGGGGAACCATTGGCTGTGTGGCGTTCAGAGAGCAATCCAGTAATTGTAGAAATTGCTCTTTTTCCGTTTTGGTCTTTATAGACGAATAGATCGCCTGATTTTCCTACAGGTGTTCCCATGCATACCCTCCATTCCATTATGTATAGAATAAAATGTTATGGAGAGGTTACAAAAAAGCGGGCATTAAAAGGAGTTTCAATATAACAATCAGGATCTTCTGTGGCAAGAGTTATTGTTATAACACCCATTGCGATTCCTGCCATATAGTAGTCTACTCGCAAACGATCAGTTTCGGCAAATGTTCCAAGATTTAAAGAGGTAAAAGTAAAAGTTTTTGTTCCTGCACTTGCTGATTGATTTATAGTCCTAGAAGAACTTGCCTGTACTGTTCCTGCTGAATTTATACGATGAAGAGTAATGGCAATACCTGCATTAGTATTACCTACTGTTACCTTTACTCTTACTGTATAGTTTCCTGTAACAGATGCTTTTGTTCCTGGATGCAGAGGTTCTGTGAATGCTCTTTGTTCCTCTGCGGTATTTGCAGCAATTGAAGCAGAAATTGTTGATGCTGCTCCGCTAGTATTATAGCGAAGATACTTATTCCAGTCCGCTCCACCTGTAAGATCTGAATTTATGGAAGAGAGAAAATGTCTAGTTGCCATTCGATGCCTCTGCCATCATTTGAGAGAAAGCGGAACTCATTTCTTCTTGGGATACCATTCCTCCTCTTTTGAGAAAGGAACCATCTGGATTGTTTGGTTCTATAAATGTACCATCTGTTGACAAAGACTCGCTTTGACCAATAGAACCATCGGAACTCATCCAGTACCAATCGCCATACACATGAACATTTCCCATTTTTAAACCGTTGTCCCATCCCAGGAATTCATAAACTCCAAGAACTCCATCAGATGGAGCAGCAATCCACTGCTCCAGTGTATTTCCTGACACTACTCCACCTCCACTATACCATATTTTCCAAGTTTTCATGTTAGAACTCCAGTGTAACACTTAATTCATTAGGATTTCCACTAACACCAGCAATAGTTAACCAAACGAAACTTGATGCAGATATTGTTCCATTGTTGAACGATGTTGTGCTCAAACCTGTGGTTGTATTTGTACAATTTATACCGCTAGTAACAACTTCTGTTCCTGTTGCTGATCTGTCTGTGCCGTATCTAACACTGAATGTTACTCCTGTTCCTGCACCTCTTATAACTGATTCTATGTTCGAAAGGGTTAGTGCATTTGATGTATAGAACATGGTAATGTTGTCTGTGGTGGTTGGAGCATATACAGATATGGATCTTCCAAGTTTGACCGAACCAGTTAGGCCATTTACTGATGAGACACCGACAACTGCACCTGTTAGTCCATTGAATGAAGATACAACTTGAACAGCACCTGTGGCTCCATTTACGGATGAAACACCCTGAACAGCACCTGTTAGCCCATTGAATGAGGATACACCAGATGAACTACTAGAAACAGTACCCCAATAGAGTTGTCCACCTCCATCAGTGAGCATTGCCTGTCCGCTAGTTCCATTTGAAGCAGGGAATGTATAACCCCAAGATGATGGAGCGTAAATATCATCATAATCACCATCAGATATTTGTAATGCTTGTGTGATTAAAAATGTTCTTTGGATTCCAGTAAAAATGTAATATGGAGAACCACCATTATATTCAAAACCATACGCTACAACTGTATTTACATTCGTTCCATCTGTATTGAATATAGTACCCGTCGTAGCATCTAATTTAACTTGATTTGGTGAAGAAGTAGCATCAAATGATCTTGCAGAAACTGTTCCAGATGATGCGACATATGATAGTGGTGTTGTAACATTGTCAACCAACAGGCTTTGTTCACCAGCAGTTGCGGCGAAGACGAGATATCTTGTGGCACTGCTATTTGTGCTGCCAATTATCACTGTACTTGCACTCAATCCTGTGATATCACCAGTCTTTCCATTTACAGAAGAAACACCGACGACTGCTCCTGTTGAGCCATTGAATGAAAGAACACCTGTATTGAAAATGGAGTAGGCATCTCCAGAACTATCTACTACTATTTTTGTGCCAGTCCCTGATTGAACTGTGACGGTATCTGCGCTTAAATCTGCTTGTATAAGTGGAGTTCCCTCAACTGCTCCTCCGGTTGCAGTGAACACCATTGAGAGGAATGTGTTTGCTGCTTGGTTTGTGATAGTAAAGGCATCACCAGCACTATTTCCTGTGAGGAGAATTCCTGCTCCCGCATTTATTGTAAGGGTATCTGCTGTTCCTGTTGCATAAAGATCTGTATCAGCAGATTGAGAACCACCATTTGTTGATAGTAAAATTCTAGTGAAAGCACCAGCAGGAACAGAAATTGCACCTGTAGCACCGTTTACAGAAGAGACAGCGGTAACAGCACCTGTAAGACCATTTACAGAAGAGACAACCGCTTTGGTCAGCGCAACTGTTCCGCTATCGTTTGGTAGTGTAATGGTTCTGTCTGCTGTTGGCTCGGCAACAGTTAATGTTGTTTCAAAACCATCACTAGCAGAAGAACCATCAAAGATGATATTGCTTGAAAACTCAATTGGTCCTAATCCTCCATCAACTGATTTTGTTTTAAGTCGTAAATCTGCACCAGAAATGCGAATCTCATTTGCACTGTTTGGAATTGTTAGATTAGGAAGTTCATACAATAGTGTATTTACATCCAAAGGAGTCAATACGATATTGCCATATGGCTTGATAAGAACATCTTTGTTTCCACCGGCTATGTTTGACGCAGTTTTAACGCTTAGTGTACCTCCACCAGAGTAAATCTCTGAATTGCTACCAAAAGCAAGTGAAGCACCGGATGGCAAAGATAGTGTATTTACAGATGGATTGTATGTGAAAGTCTCTTCGCTATCGTAATAAACCGAAGACTGCGATACTCCTGACACAATTAATCCTACTACGAAGTCACTATTACTCGAAGAAGATACCGTTCTTACACTGTAAGCCTGAATATTTGTTGCAGATGTTAGACCTGTGACTCTTCCATATTGATCTACAGTTACTACTGGTATCACTGATGCTGAACCAGTTGTTCCAGAGATAACACCAGAAGCCTCTAATGATAAAGATAAAGTTTTACCAGATATCTCTTTATCCTCATTTATTCCAGTTCCGCCAACTATAGAAATAGTTCCAGTTATACCATTAATAGAAATTACATAATCACCAACTGGTCCTGTGACACCTTGGATACCTTGAGATCCTGTAGCACCTGTTGGACCAGTGACACCTTGAATACCTTGAGATCCTGTAGCACCTGTAGCACCAGTGACACCTTGGATTCCTTGAATACCTTGGATTCCTTGGATACCTTGAGATCCTGTAGCACCAGTGACACCTTGGATTCCTTGGATACCTTGAGATCCTGTAGCACCTGTTGGACCAGTGACACCTTGGA